TAAATCTCCAGAATCATTACCTGCAGGTGTTATATTAGAACCTGTGGAAAAATTAGAAAAACTACCAGTACCATTTATTGCAAACTCTAAAGGAGTTAACTGGTCTACATTTGATTTATAAGTTATTATAACTTTATATATTTTTTTAATTAAACCTACGTTACCAAAATCTATATCTCTGGTAACTATAGATTGATTGCCTTGAGAACTAATATTTGCTCTGTATTTTTTAAACTCAACAACAGTAGAAGTTTTTTCTTTTCCTACTACTAAACTATTATTCCAATCTTTTATAAAATTAGTATAGTAATGGCTATCTGTAAATAAATTTGTATTGTATGTCCAAGCCTTTGTATCAAAGTCATATATAAAACATTGATTACTATTTGTACTTGAGTCTGAAGGAGACCTCATTACTATTAGTTGATTACTTATATCATCGTATCCACACATAACATCTTTAGCGTGAAGGTTTCCATTTGCAAAATCAGACCAAACTGGTATATCAGAGTTAGTAGATTCAAATATACCTAATTTATTTTTAGTTAAGTTTATTGTGTCAGCACCATTGTAAAGAAAACATCCTTTTTCATTTGCCCATACAACTCCAAACTCAGTCTTAGTCATACTATAATGAAAAGAAACTCCAGAGTTTTTAATACTCTCTTCTAAAAACCAACCAGAAGGAGTAGGACTTGATATGTTTAATATGTGTGTAGTATTATGTTTAAAAGCTAATAACTTATCAGCAAAAGATTCTAAGGCAGTATACTCTCCATAATCTCCCCTAGAAACATCTATAAAATTATCTTCAGTAAATGTATCAAACTTACCTAACTCACTAAACATTATTCTATCACCGTGAGTTTTCTTAGTATTACCATTGTTTTTAATTCTAACATTTGCTATGAAATGTCTTCTATTTGCTATAACAGAAGCTTTGTATAATTCTTTTTCTTTGCCTATTGAGTTAAATTTTACTTCTTCAGAGTAACCGTTAAGAGTTTTATAAGTATCAAAGTTAGGATTGGTAGATTTTAATCCCTCTGATGAACTAGTAGCTGAATAATATCCAGAGTTTTCAGTATGATTAGCATCAGTATCAACTCTTTTTACCCAAGGTACATACCTACCATCAAGAGTCATTCTTGCACCAAGCCTTATATCTATATCTGCAAATAAAATTAAATCGTTATCACTACCAGCCTCTCTTATATATATTCTACCACCAGTTATTCTACCGTTATAAAACCTATCAGCGTATACTGTACATTTTAACGCTTTATTTTCATCTGTTGTTGTTAAAGTTCCTCCGTATTTTCTAGGTCTACTTTCTTGATTTTCATCATAAATAAATGTTTGAAAAAATTCATACTGTTTAGCTCCCCAAGTACCTGACCCTGCTCCTTGTATAACTCCTATATTCCAACCTAGTCCTCTTTTATATATATCTCCACTATTATCAGCTATTTCTGCATCTGTAGTGCCTCCATAACCACGATATACTTTTACAGGTGTTGTATCACTTCTACCTTCTGCTGTTTTTCTAACCATAAAACATTCTGGTTTTTCAGAAGAACGAGAAAGAACTGAGTATACTTGACCCATTTCAAAAAAATGATTTGCTGTTCTAGGAGCAGAACCACCAGTATCAAAAGTAAGAGTGTCTTGAGTTATTGCAGTTACGTTATTTGAGTCATTAATTAAAGCATCAGTTCCTACTTCGTTTTCTACTATATCATTTAAAACATTGTAGTGACTATCTGTATCTACTGCATTTTGATTTGAGCTCGCCATTGTTATTGAAGCCGGTCTTTCTAAGTAGGCAGGATGCTCATACCATCCATTAAAAGCTAAGGAAACTGAATCATTTGCAGTTGCGAATTGATTCATTTGTATATAACCATACCATTTAAGTATTGAATTGTTTTCTATGTTTATATCAGCTACCCTTAATACTTCATCAGAAAATGTAAATATAAATTGAGATGTAGAAACGTGTTCACTAGCTGGTGAAATCATAGCTGTGTTTATTTCTTCATTCACCCAACCATCATCTGTTGTGGCAGGATTACTTACTTTATTAAAAGACCACACATCTACATTATTATTAGCCGCATCTCCAAAGGCACACAACCTGTCTCCCGTAGCTCTTTTAGCTTTTATCCTAACTGATGTTGATGCTCCGTCTGGAGAAGTTGTAAATGTCATAGGCTTTGGAGCTGTTCCATCTCCTAAACCTAGATTTGTAACTGCTTTAGAAATGACAACTGCACTTACATCAACTCCTTCAGTTCCAGTAACTGAATTTACTACAGTTCCTGAAGGTATTCCATTACCTGTAATTGTTTGACCTACCCTAACATCGGGACTATCTACAATATTTATTGTAGTATCTCCATTGCTATGATTTACATCTGTATTAACAGAAAAAGATGTTTCATCTACAATAGGTTTTCCAATAACCATCATATAATGAGAACCACCTTGTTGAATAAAACCAGATACAAGATAAACACCATCATTAAATTTACTACCAGTAACAGTTATTACATCTCCTACTAAGAATCCAAAATTAGAAGTCCAGTAATCTGCTGTTCCAGATTTAGTTATTTTAATAAATGATTTTGATGGAAGTACAGCTAAAGCCATATATTACTCCGTAGACCCTGCACCCGGAATATCAGCAGAGCTTGAAGTTGCTACTCCATCTACTGCTGTATTTTGAGGGTTGCCAAAACTTATATTTTCATCAGCACTTCCTACAGTAAATTCACTACCTGTAGTATCTATGTCATCAAAAATACTATGGTCTGATTCAAAGTAAAAAAAGTTATATCCTCCTCCAAGATTAAGTCTTCCTGTAGCTGTACCCGGAGCACTTGTACCTATTTCAAGTCTTGCAGTATGACTAGATATATATTTTGTAAGATTGCTACCATCTACATCAGAAGGATTAGAGAGGTGTCCAGTTAAAGTGCCTGCTGATTTTATTTTTCCTTGTGCATCAACTGCCATATTAGTTATAGCACTTGACTCTGGTTCTATTAAATCTCTTGCGTCCTTAACTGTATTTATACCAGCATCAAATTTATTTATAGTATATAATTGTTTAGGCATTAATCAAGTATCTCCACGTGGACTAAGTCATCAAAGCCATTGTCTTTTACATCACCATCAGAATCCCAGTCTCCACCCCAACGAACTTTAACATTAAGTTGTTTAGCTATTCCTCTAATCATACCACCCATATAATGAAACCCATCTCTATTCTTCCAATCTATAGGATAAGGAGCTAAGTCTACAGCTTTACCTTCCATATGCTTAGAGTATTTAACCTTAGTAGCACCTTTTTTAAGTAACTCTTTTTGTCTTTCTTCTGTACGTAAGCCTTCTATTATAGTAACATCCATAATCTTAATAAGCTCATTAAGAACATTAACTAATTTAGCGTCTACCCCTTTTAATCTTTCTTTACTTTTCCTACCAAATTTATACACTATGCTCTCCTTACTTTTCTAGCTACAGCTTTACTATACTTAGCTTTTTGCTTTCCTTTTGCTGAAGCTTTTCTTTTAGCTTTATTCGTGCTTGCTTTTTGAGAAGGACTAAGACTCTTCCTAACTGACTCAGGTAAGTAACGACCACGTTTCTTCTTAGGTTTCTTCTTATCACCTTTACTAACATAATCCCACTTTTGCTTAGTCCACTTAGATAAACTGTTCTTAGATGACTTTGCTCCTTTGTAACCACCGCCAGCTTTTTTATACCTTGCTGTTGCTAATTGAGCTTTACGAGCAGACCATTGTCCTTTCCTTCCACCTTTAGTTCCAGCTTTTACACTTGAAACAATTCGTTTCCATAATGCTGGTTTTGTCTTAGTAGCCGAAGCCATTATTTCTTTTTAGCTTTTGAATGTTTCATTTGGACTTTAAAGTCAGCCATAAGACTAGCACCTTTGTGAGACTTAAACTTACCACTATGCTTCATTAACTTGTAAGAAGAACCAGACTTCATCCAATGATAACCCTTTGGAGCTTTAACTTTTTTATTCATATTACCACTTAACCTTATCCGCCCAATAAGCCGCAGACATTTTTCCTTTTGCTATATTTTTTCTATGCCTAGCTTTGAACGATTTTCTTTTCATTTTCATTCTTCTAGATTCACCAGCTTTTGGTTTACCTGCTGTACTAGCACCCTTCTCACCAAATCTAATTGTTTTAATTTTAGACCCTTCTTTAGCTACAACAATGTGAGATTTTTTAGGGTGATTAGGAGTGCGCTTGGGTTTATTAAATCCAGACACCCCTGCTCTTTTTAACCTTGGGTCTTTCTTAGCAGGCACTATACACCTAACTTAGATAATAAAACTTTCTTGATAATTTTCCAAAGAGCTTCTAGTATAGCCTTTTCTGTTTTTTCAGATATAATAGGAATATCAACAGCTTTATTAATCTCGTCAATCAACTCATCTTTTGTTGAATCTCCTAGTAATTCATCTGCTATCATTTTCTTTAACATTATACAAACCTCATTATTATGTTTACGATTATTGGAAAGCTCACTAAAGCAACTCCACCCCATACTTGCACTTTAGCAATATCGGTTTCGTGCCTATCTACTTTACCATTAAGTCTTTCTAAATGTTTTTCTATCCTATTTAGTGTAGAATATATATTTCTCAACCTTTCGTCATGTCTTGTTAGATGCGTTCTTAAATCTTCATTATTCATTAGTGTCTTCCATTTCCGTTCATACGACTCATAATGCCATCCATTCTTGATAGTTGTTTTTCTAAATCACTTACTGCTTCCATCATCTGCTCATACCTTCTATCTCTAACAGCATCACTATCGTTCCATCTTGATATAAGTTTTATAATCATTCCTTCCATATTATTAATACTTTCAGATTGACCTTTGTTTTCCACCTCTAATTCTTTTAAAGACTCTTGTTGCGCTTCTGATTTTTTTGACAATGACATAACTAAATAAACAAGTAATGCTCCGCATATACCTATCATTCCTGCTTCGCCATATATTGCCATCATATCCATTACTTCTTTCTCCTTTTACCCCAGCTTAAAGGATTAATATTAAATTCTTTTTCATAAAAGGCTACCTTTTCTGCCAACTCTGCTCTTTCAGCCCTTTCTTCCACGATATGTTTACTAAGTAAATCCCCAATTTGCTTATCAGCTTTAGCCAACTTATCTTCCAATAATTCCAATCTAGTCTCAACCCTATAGTAACCATAGACCAAAGCACCAATAAGGGCAATGCCTTGAAATATCCATCTGATATTGATAGAAATAACAGCGTTGTCATCGACAATAGCACCTCTATAGCTTCTAGCTGTCTTAACCTCTTCACTCATTTCTTCCTTACTACTTCCCATTGGTTGTGAACAAAGCACCACATATCTCTATCAAATCTTATATGGTCTGAGTAAAAATGAGATGTTGAATCTTGGTCTAATACTTCTACAAAAGTATACATAGAATCCTTTGAGTGAACATCTAAATTGCCTACAGACCAACCATTAGAACAACTACTTAACATAAGTGTAATACACCCTAATATTATAACTCGTACTAACAACTTCAAAATCTCCATTATCTAATTTTTTAATTTTAAAATCTTTTCTATTTTTTGCTTTATCCATGCCCATACTCCTGTTTTTTTATTAGGATTTATAAACCGCCTCTTAAGCCTTTCAGTTCTTCTTATCCTCTGTAGGCTATGCATACCGCTGTAGAATCTGTATGATTTACAATCCCACTAAAGTTACCATAAAGTATCTCACCGGGAATTAAGTTAACAAATGAATCTATATTGTCTCCAATATTAGAAGTAACTTTTATTTTTAAAAACTCTGTAGTTCCGCTAGAGTCTTTTCCTAAAGCTTGTATAGCAACCCAAGAACCAGTATCTGGATTTACAACAGTAGTATCGTGTTCAGCTATTACATCAAAGCCATTTTGACCTATCAATAGATTAGCCGCTTCTTTTTCTGTGTATTTATATAAAGACATTTTAACTTCCTAATTCTGTTATTACATGGTTTACTAGTTTATGCTTACCAATAATTACCCTACCATTACTAGTGGTATGTTTATCTTCACACTTACTAACATATAATTCTTCTATTGTTTCCCAACTATTACTTCTTCTTTCTATTTCACCATCTATAACTAAGAAGTATTTATAAGACGAAGGGTATGTCAGGGTCTCCGTTGTACCATCTGGGTAACTCTTTGTACGAGTAGCACCCGGAGTAGTATTCCTATATACCTTAATATCGTGACCCTGAGCACACCTTCTAATCAACATTACTCTGATTCTTCCTCAGAGTTTAATGATTCTCTAAGCATCTTAATAAACGCTTCTTTACCAACAGCTAGTTGGTCAGCTATAAACTGATTGCTATTCTGTTTGTTCTGAATATCGTTTATATGATTTACCATCATCTTTTGCTCGTCAGTCATATCCTCAATGATATATTCTTTATCATCTAAATTCAAGACTGGCTTCTTTTCTTTTTTTGCCATTATTGACTCCTTGTTTGTTAAACTTCTTCTGATTGTTTAGATGCCCATGCAGACTTTACTTCGTCTGTCCATAGAGCGTTTGCTAATGCTTGTATTTCAGCGTTCTCACTAGATACATCCATATGTGGATTTAATACTCTTCTAGTGTATTTGTATGAAATCTCTGAACCATCCTCAATTATAGCAGTTCTTGTGCGAACTTGTATGTGCTTGAATTGTGTTCTTACTTCATAATCTTCTGTTACTTGTTTTGTTAAAGCCATTTTAACTCCTTGTTTTCCAGCCTAATTCGTTTAGACATAATATGTGAAATTCACTCTTATTGTTGCATTTGCTTGTAATTGATTAGCAGAATCATTTTGAATTGTAGTCCCATCACCTAAATAAATTCTCATTGAGGTTTCTCCTTCTAATCCTACAACTACAAAATCAGAAAGATTTGAAGATACAACATTAGCTACTGTAATAGAACCACTTGTGCTACCACCTGATTCATCTAAATTTGCAATAGCGAAAGGAACTGTAACTGTAAAATATCCACTAGGACTACTGACGGAACTAACATTTAATTGTCCAATCACATGAACAACTCTTCCAATTTTAGTATATTGTAAATTGTTTACAGCAGAATCAATACTTACGCTTCCACTTGAACCAGTCCCAACTGAACCATCATAGCTACCTTCCTCATAATCGTCTAAAGTATTGGCATCTGAACTTGCTGATGTACCTTCTGCATCAATAAAATTTACTCCACCATGCAGTAATATTAAGTCTCCACCAGAACCAAGTCTACTATGCTCTGTGCCTCCCACATAAAACTTCATTTGTTCTGTAGAATGTAAATACCTGATTATGCCTTGGTCTTGGTTGTTTTCTCTAAATGTTATTTGTTGGTCTGTGCTATTCGGTGCTACATAAAGTTTAGTTACTGAACTATTACCTAGAGTTACTGAGTTATCTGCTACACCAGTTGTAGTAGCACCAATTACTATTTGATTGGTTGAACCTGAAGCACTTGTATCTGCATCAGTACCTATAACAGTATTATTACCTCCAGTTGTCAAAGTATTACCAGCTTGGTATCCAACTGCCGTATTACTAGCACCTGAAGTCAAAGATGTAAGTGCTTCTTTACCAATTGCAACTGTTCCAGTTTGAGTATTACCACCAGTTGAGTTCATTGCATTTTGAC